CCTTTACGTGTGATAAACTTGTTATGCTTTTTTGCGTAGTAAGTTATATAAAACATTTTGTCCTTTCTGTTATGTGTGGGATATTATAGGATATCCCACACCTTGTCAATCCCTAATTTAATTGAGATTGTTCGTATTGTTTTCTCAACGCAATCTTTTGTTCTCTAGTTTGCGTTTTGTTTTTCATACCTTTAATCAAGTTTGCAAGGTTGCTAGGATTGTAGATTGTCAAGCCAGTAGAGTTAGTTCTAACTAATTCTGCCTCGTCTAATTCTATTCCAAGTTCTTTTGCTAACTCAATTCCCTC